CGTCCAAGTTAATAATAAGTGTTTGTAACTGCCTAAACTTGTGTAATTTATTACAGACACTCCCGATGGAGTGGTCGTACTAATCAAAGTCATTCCACCACCGCTTGCTGGCGTTGCCCAAGATGGCGCACCACCTGAAACAGTAAGCACCTGTCCAGTTGAGCCAATGCCTAAACGGGCATAAGTACCTGAACCCGTACCTTTAATTAAATCGCCTGCAGTAGTAATAGTGGTTGCCATGTCATTAGTAATTGTTACCGCACCTGATGTGCCACCGCCTGTAATACCTGTGCCTGCGGTCACCGAGGTTATATCCCCCGGGTTTGAAATCGAAGTCCATGCGCTGCCGTTGTAATACTCAGTGGAATCGGTATCGGCTAAATATGAAAACATGCCTTCGACCAATACACCGCTGAGTGCTGCGGTACGAGCTGCGGATGAAGCAAAATACATAATAGTTTGATTTTGGAGATTGTACTGAACCTGCGCAGCGGTCAATACATCACCTGTGCTAAATGCGTGATAACCAGCGTTTGCGGTCATTTTTTCCTCCTAATAGCTCAGGATGCTAGTAGCATCGTCGAGTTCTGAATAGTCTAATATAAAAGCATCAAGAATTGGCTCAAGCGTCGTAAACGTTTGACGCCATGAATTCGGAGTGATTGAATACGACACCCCGAAAATCTGTAAGGTCTTAGTAAGGACGGAGCCTCCGGGCTGAGTCGTACTTACTGTTATAGGGTCAAAAAAGTCTAATTCTAAAGCTGCTAAAACCATAGGTTCATCCGGGTAATACAAATCAAGAATTAAAGAGTCACATCTAATTGAAGTTTCTGCCCTGCTTGCGATATAAGTTTTAGCGTAATCTAGAGCCTGCGCATCCGTTAAAAACATTTGGTTTGTCTGATTATAAGAATGACTAAAGTATTTTTCGACGCTAGCCGCATTTTCGGCAGTCTGTGCCGTCCCACCTATTCTAGTAATCGAAGCCTGGTTGTATACAAGGACATCGTTAAGAATCCAATCGGCGTTGAAATAATGGAGATTAGCCCCGTTATCATTAAAAACTCTAGGGGTAGCATCGATAGAAGAAGCCGTTAAATTTCTATCCTGAAACACAAAAGAACCACTAGCATCGACGTAGAAAGCCCCGAATTCTGCTAACTCCATTTTCTGACATGCTATAAGAGCGGTCGTAGCTGTATCCGGATTCGCCTGGACTGTCGTAAGTCCAGCGTCTACGTCCCTCATGCTCGCAGGCCAGTCAATTTGGTCTAGAATGAGATTAACTCTAGTTCCGGTTAAATCTCCGCTCGTACTGCCTGCTACGGTCGTAATCTGCGCCATCTGAACGAGGCGCATCGCGTCCGTTGCTTGAATAGTCGTATAGTTTAAAGTATCGGTTGAATTATTAGGCTGAGTAGTTAGGTAATTAGTTATAAAACCCGAGAATAAAGGATAGACGACCCCAAGGCTAGTAGCTGTTATAGATACCTTACGCATAGGAGTCAAAAGATTATAATAAGGTCCGCTGACATTCTGTGGATTGAAGTCACCATTCTGGTCAATTATTCGCAAAGATAAAGTTCCGGCCTGAAACTGGTCAGCCTGAGCATTTCTTCCGCGCTGTATCGAAATGCTATTTATCTGATTCGAAACATCTACGATCACCGCAGCGGCATCCGCTAAAACGTTAGTTCCTAATATGCCAGAATCAAGAATCATTGACTGGGCAAAGGAAGGCCCGGTACTAAAATTTATAAATGCCTGGACTGTAGGGACTGTCATTGGTCTATTGAGCCGGCGTAATTAGTACTCGTTCCGTTTCTATTATTATTATAAAGAACGTTAGTTATCGTATTAGCTAGGAACTGCTCGGAACCTACTGCTCCGGCGTTTACTGTTACATAGTAATTATCTCCGCCGCCCTGCGCGTAGCCTCGTTCTCCGCCTGTAGATACGTTAGGAGCGCCGAAAAATGAGCTGTCATACATCGCCTGAATAGTTGCATCTATAACGGCCTGCGCCGCTGCGAAAGCATCCATAGCGTTTTGCGTGTCTTTTGCATCCTGAGCCGCCGCAAATTCTGCGGCTCTAGCTGCGTCCGCTTCCGCTGCCGCTGCCGCTGCGTCGTCCGCCGCCGCTTTTTTGACTCTTTCTTCTTCAGCTTTTGCATTAGCTGCCGCCCAAACAGCTTTCAAATCATCGGCAATTTTTTTAGCTGCTTCCGCTGCCGCTGCCGCTGCCGCTGCCGAAGCCGCTCCGCTGTCGGTTACTCCGGTCCCCTGCGCGTTTATCGTATAACCCTTAGTCGCTAACGCAGCGGCGGCTCCGCCTGGAATACTTAACGAAGACATAAGGCGATTTAGGTTAGCGATAATTCCAGGCCAGTCCGCGAACGGGTCGTTAGCTTTAGGTAGCGTAGCTAGGACCCGGGCTAGTTCCGCAGTTTTAGCCTGATTTTCGTTTAATAAAGTTTGTAATCGAGCAGCTTCTTCCGATTGGCCTTTTAAAATCGCCATCTGTAAATTTAGGCGAATTCGAGTTTCTTCGTCGATATTATATTTTAACGCGGCTTCTATCTGAATTTTACTAAGGTCGAACGTAGCCGAGGCTTTAGTTAAAGCTGCTATATCCTTTTTAGCTTTAGCTTCGGCGGCTAGTAATTTAAGTTTATCTTGTAGAGCTTTCTTTTCTTTAGCCGCCTGTAGCTGTCCTCTAAACCAGGTAGATGTTCCGCCATTTCCCATAACTCCGGCTACTGCGGTTCCGGCTTTATCAGCGGACGAAGTTAATTTATCTAACGTCGTAGTAGCTGCCGTAATCCCTGCTACTAAAGCTACTCCGAAGCCTAAAGCGGCTAAGGGATTTATTAAAGCCATTTCGGCTATAGCTGCTCCGACTGCTGTAGTCCTAAAGAGTCTTAGAGCTTTAGTTATCTGTCCTAGAGCGGTTATGGCTATAGCAGTAAAAGCTATCATCTTATCCGCTACCCATATAGAAGCTATAGCGACCGCCGCGTTTTTAAAGTACTGAAAATTTTCGTTAAAAATAGCGCCTAATTCGGCGATAGCGGTTCCGGTTTTTTCCCCAAAATCTACGATTTTTTTCTGTAGTTCTTCGACGTTAGCGGAACTTGTGGCGAGCATTAAGCCGTCTACTAAACCTTTTCCAATTGATTTTTGCGCGTCTTCAAATCCTTTTTTTAATATCTTTAGTTTTCCGGAAAACGTAGTCGCATTTTTAGCAGCGGCTCCGCCGTAAACTTTAGCAAGCGCTTCGGTGATCTCGAGGCTATTCTTACTTGCCAGAACGTTTGAATCGATAACCAGATTTAAACTTTTTAAGCTCTTAATGTCCCCTCGGTACGCTTTAGCTAAGGCCGTGGAAACTGTGAGAACGTCGTAACCGGTAGCCTGAGCTATATCCTCCGCTAAATTTAAAGCTCCCTGCGCTGCCGTTACATCTTTTAAAGTCGTATAAAGTTGAGTAAACGAAGCTCGCAGGTCCCCAGTTTCTCCGGTTAATAATTCCATAGCCCGAAGCGATTTTTCGACTCCGATTACCGCCATAGCGTTCCCGGTATTTTCGAGAACTCCAGCTAGTCGTTTAGCGGCTATTTCCTCTTTAGCAAAAGCGTCTATAGATTTTTTAGCAAAGTTTAAAATCGCGCCTGTACCTAAAGCTACTCCGAATAGTTTTCCTAGACCGCGAACATCCCGGCCAAATTTATGGACGTCTTTACGAGCTTTATTTAATCCTTTTCCGTCGTATTTAACGCCAGCGGATATTATGAGTTTAGGAGAGGCCATTACGCAGCCGCCAGAGCATAATTACCCATTACGAGATAATTCTGATTAAATTTATAACACGTTTCCTGTATCGCGTAAATAATCGCATCCTGGGCCTTACCCCGGTCTTCTTCCCAGGCTTTAAAAATTAAACGTCCCGCTTCTTTACCCGAACCCTTTAAAGTCCCGGTCTTGTTTATTTCCCTCATAAAATGCGCGGCGGCTTTCGGGTTTCTACTCTGAGAATCTTTAGTAGTTTTTACTCTAAGCTCCCTGCGAGTAAATCTCTTATCTATAATAACTATATGAGAACTATCGCGGCCCTGCGGATTTACGCGGCCTGCCGTTTCGTAAATAGAACCGGCGGGAGAAGTATTAGCTACATAACTAAAAGCGCTAAACCCGTACTGGTTTTTCTTAGCTGCGCCCTTACTGTAAATAATTCCGTCCTGGACGGTCTGTCTATCGTAAAGAGGAAAAGAACCGCCCCTAGAACGGGTCTGGCCTATATCGTTCCAGTTATGTAATTCGCGAGGAAAAGCGCTTGGGGCATAACCTCGGGCTTTATCTCGCAGCGGAAGCATTACTCCGGCTATACGTTTATCTAAATCTTTTTTCATTTCTGGAGCAAAGTTTTTTAGGCTTTTTAGTAAATCATCGTAACCGTCTATTAGTACTGGCACGAACTCTAGCCTCCTTTGCTTTATCTGAAAAAACTTGCAAAACCGCTTTTAGCATATGGTTATCCATTTCGAGAACCTGCGCCGGAGAAATTTTCATCTCCAGCGCTAAGCTCGCAACCAAATACGTCATGCTATTGCGGTCTATCCTTTTGGGTCTTCGTCATCCAAAACGTCTACAGAAATTAAAGTATTTAGAAATTCGTCCCCGAATGGCGGAAGTACTTCTATTCGAGAAAGGCAATTATGCGCCAACCAATAAATATCTGATTGTTTTTCTTCATCCCTAAATTGCTTATGTATTCCTTTTCCTGTGTATTTTTCAAATGCCACTTCGACAACGGGAGAAATTCCTACAATCACTTCTCCCGAGGCCCTAGTTATCTTTAATCGTGCCATTTTTTTCCCCTTATTAGAAAGCTACAGTTGGTGAAACTGTAACTGCGGTATTTACTGTAAAGGACAACGAGCTGCTTGCTTCGTCTGCTACTCCGCCGGAACCGACTGGAGTTAAATTATTAACTAGAATTGAAAACTGATAACTAGGATTGGTAGCTGCTACCGCTGTCCCTTTTACCGTAATCATAGAAACGGCTAAAGTAGTTCCGAACGCTGCGTTTAATGTAGTCATTACTTGGCTAGCCGCCCAGTCATTTAAAAAATCGATAGTTAAAGTAGCCGCCTGCAATCCAGCCGCAAATTTATGTGCGGTATCACCCATCGCTGTGACTTCAAGTTCATCAACGATTTGTGTGAGAGTAACGGCCGTGACATAACTTGAAATATCAATACTAGGTACTGTTGGCGCTGCTGCGGTGGCAAGTTTCACGCCAACGTTGTTATTTAAATAAATTGCCATCGTCTATTCCTCATCCTTTTTGTTAGTTGGAGCCTTAGTTTCTGTTTCTTTAATCTGGCCTGTCTTTATAAGAAAAGCCAAATCCTCTGCCTTAGTGTCGCTCATGTCTACCTTTCCTTATGACCAGTTAGTTAATATGCTCACAGAAATATCGGCCGTGAGTAAATCTCCCGAGGCTGCCGATAAAATTGACGGGGCGCTTACAGTCCCCACATTCATTACGATATTGGACGCATTTAATTTATTAAAAACTGCCACGATAGTATCTTCTATCCCATTTAAGTTGCCCTGATTATCGAGCATTGGAACCGTCATGAGCACCTTAAAATTAGCTAGCGGCGAAAGTAATTGAACGTTATTAGACGGAGTTAGATACGGGTCCGCCGGGACGATAATTATGGAATTTGCGAGAATAACGCTGGGTGGAAAAGCAAAAGTATTCCAGACTCCCGCATTAGTTAAAGCGGTAGCTAAAGTAGTCCGAAGCGTTGTAATAGGTACGGTCATCTTAGCCCACCATCGAAACGGGCGAAAGATACGGGGCAATAAGGCCGCGAATAGATGCCATTAAAGTGTTGGACATTTTGAACGGGCTTGGACTATATCCATCTACTGACATCCCGCCGCTCTGCGTAGACTGTCGCGCCTGCCAGATTGACACCGCTAAAATCATCGAGGCTTGTCTAACTCCCGGCGTAGTCGCGTAGCTCTGCGTTTTGAGGTCTGGTCCTGTCATTGAACCGAAAGGCTGAATCAGGTGAGTGCTTTCGTTCGTTCCAGTAATCGCGAACTGTAAGAACTGATAGCCCTGCGGATAATTAAACGGATAACCGATAAATAAGTTATTAGAACCGACCGAAGCCGGACCCATCCCGGTAATAACTCTCGTTCCGTTATATGTAGCTCCTGACCCAGCTATGGTGACGGTTTGACCTGTTACAAATAAATTACTAGCCGCAATAGTTACCGTAGCGACGTTAGACGTAAGAGAAGTAGCTACTACCGGAGCCGTGTTAAACCATAAAAATTGAGAAATTAAATCCTGCGCTGTCTGACAAACTTCATCGATCACCGAATCTGAATATAAAGTGCCAATTCCAAGGTCGGCGCGAAGTTCACTCACCGTAACAAAAGTAGCTGCCACTTTATATCCTTTCTAAAGACTTACGGGGTCAGGGCCTCTGAACCCCGTAAGCCGACTTAGGGTTTAACTATGCGACGTTGAAGCGACGGATTCCGCCGGCGATATTTAACATCGTTGCCATGTAACCATAAATGGCCACTTGGACTTGTAGGTTTGAAACTACGTTCACGCTCATGTAAGCGGTAGGAGATTCAAACACGGTTAGAGCTTCTGGAGCGATAATATAAGCAGAGTTATCGATAGTCGTAGCGACTGCGTTTTTGTCCACAAACAAATCGAGGCCAAGTACGTTGCCCTTAATTGAGGAAACGTTAGATTGACCCGCTGCGTTCATTGGTTGTGAAGCCGAATAAATTGGGCGACCCGTTGAATCTGTAGCACCAATTAACAAACTCCATTGGCTAGTGCCGCAGAGATAATTTGTAGCGAAGAAAGAAGACGCGGAATAAGCTAGCGGAGCTTCGGTAGAAATGAAATCGATAATTCCGGCCGAAGTAGCTGCGTAATCTTTAGTTCCGATAGTTCCGGAATTTAGAGCCGTAATTACGGCTTGGTCTGTGACCTTCAAATATGACAATTGCAACTGTTGAGTAATCGCATCATAAAATCCAGGGTCGGACCTTTCCAGCAATTCTATTGATAGGGTTTGCATTCCACTATATTTTGAAACTGTAGAAGTCAAATACTCGGAAACGGCATCAGTATTTTGAACCGCACCGCCTTCGGCTTCTACGGTCGAAACTGGGTAAGTGGTAAATTTTGGCCGATTTATTGTCATTCCGCTAGCTGGTAATGCTTGTTTTGAAACCGCATCCACCGCAGGACGACCAAAATTGGAAGTCGTTACGATGTCGCGCAAATATTGCGTAGGAGTAAAACCCAATCCGGCCGAAGAAAAATCGTCTGCCGCAGTTACCCACAGTTTTGATTCATCGTTACCAAGTTGAGCTTTGATTTTGTGCATAGTATAAGCGCCAGCCGAAGTGATGCCATGTCGTACTCTTTGGCTATCATCCCAAGCGGGTTTGATAATTGGTCGTGAGGCTTCTACTACTGGAGCAGCTTCCACCTCAGGTGTAACGGCAGCGGGAGTTTCTTTCTCCACGATAGCCTCACTTTCTGTTTCTGTTGGTGTTGGGTTTGGTATTTCTACCGTTTCGCTTTCGCTAGCGGCAACTCTCGTAACTTGAGCGGCTGTAAATGCCGGATTTTCTACAAGGCTCACTTCTACCATTTTGGCAGCTTTAACTAATAAATAACCGTCTTTAGGTTCTGACGAAGTTACATCTACTCCAATAGACAAACCAGAAATTAAATCCTCAGACGCCATGACTAAAGCATCTTGTCCGGCTGTCGAATTACTAATTTTAAAACTTCCATAAATAGCTTCTGGAGTAGTTTTAAAAGATTGCGCCCGTCCGAGTATCGCGTTCGTCTGGTGAGAATGTAATAATTTCACCTTAGCCGTTTCATGTATCGCAATCGAACCGGGCGCAAACATTACTGGCCCCGCACTTGTATTTCCAACTTGATTAAACGGAACTACGACACCCGCGATCACTCGGCGTTCGGTGTCGGACGATTCTATAGAACTACTAAATTCTAATCTCACGAAGCATCTCCCATCGGTGATAAATCTTCCATTTCTTTTGCTTGGTCTAACGTAATTAAATTTAGCGATAATAATTTTTCTATAGTCGCTAGTCTTTCCGTCGCATCTACGCGAAGGAATGTTTCGTCTACCGCAAAGCGCACCATATTTCCATTAGCGGTTATATCGTTCATGCTCAAACGGTCTTCAATTGCGCATACAAAAGGCGCTAACGTATACGCAAAAAATTCTTTTCTTGCATCTAAGATATTTTGATACGTCATGCTTGCGTTGGCATCACTGCTTAACATGTATGCAGGCACATTCATTAAACGCGCAATTTGCGTTGATGCCGATTGAATTGCGTCCGTGTACATCATGTCCTTGGGAGAAAACTGCGTAGGAATATAATCTAAAGTTGAAGTCAAATACGCGGTGGAACGCGAAGCTCTAGCCGATTTCCATGAAGCTAACAATCCCTGGACTACTGGCTCCGGTAAATCAGCACCAGAATTTTTTATATGTCCCGAAGGAATAGGAGTGGCTGCAGCTACGGACGCAGCGCGCTCAATATCTAGCGCAGCGCGAATTGTACGCGCGCCAGATACTAAGACACCCGGATTAAGACTTTGAAATGTGACAATACTTCCGATACCATTATCGGGACGCCGTTCGTTATTTACCATATAATAATCAACTTCGGTGTTATATTTATTTAATTTAACTGTAACGCGGTCATTTTGTACCCATGCAAATCGAGAAGGTCTTCCATCCAATGCATAGACATCCATTACTTCCCAATAAGCAACTTGATAAAATAACAAAGATTGAACCGTGTAACTAATTGTGACGGAACGTGGTTGCCGATAGTCTGGTTGTTCTAGCCATACTGGAGAACCTAATTCTTCTCCGGTTGATTTTTTATAAAGTTCTAAAGGAATTCCCGCGACTATTCCGCAAATTAAATTTCTACATTTTGCTACGCTAGGAACCTGTAGAGCAGAATTTAAATCTATTGCTACATCGTTATAACCGTAAGAGCTTCCGTTATTCCAGTAATTAACTCCGTAAGTCGCATCCATTACCGGAGGACCGTACTGCGCGGAAATTTTAGGGGATGACGTTACCGTATCGTCTACTAATTTTAAACGCTGTAAGATTCCCATAAACGAATAATAGCCCTATAGCAGGCATATCGGACATTACGGATTTTTAAAATATGTCGGCGCGTCAAACCGCCATAATTTGCGGGATGCTCTGCGGTTCACTCATTTTATGAACTAGCATCGCAAGCGAAATAGCTGCGGCGATACATCCGGCGGACTGCCTGCGGATTATGCGAAAACTGCCTTCGTTGGTTTTAGAAGCGCAGTTATTCATAGATTCGACTAGCTCGGGTTGACCGCTGTGGACTACACGTTTAGCTACTATCGCATCTAATAAATCGCCGCAAGCCTGATAAAACTGTTGGCCTGAAATGTCTTCGACCATAACGCCGCTTACTGATAATCGCTGAGCTATAGACTGCGTGGCGTAGTGGTCGAATAAAACCACACGGGGCGAGTATTTATCCGCCCAGGCTTTAATTCCTGCCGCTATCTTTAAATCGTCTACCGCTATTTCGCTTCGCCATTGTTCGAGAATTCCTACGCCTATCCGTCCGTCTGGTAAAACCTGACCAGCTACGAGAGTGGCGGACCGATTATTCTGCGCTTTATCAAAAGCGAAATAAGTAAGAGGCCCCGGACCCATAGCGAGAGTTTTATCGTTACATTCTTCAAAAGCCCCGACAGGCCAAGGACTCGAAAGACTGGAAACCCAGCTACAGAGCATCTCGGTCTTTATAGTTTCGATAGTATCCGTAGAAACGGCTTCGGCTAAAACGTCTTCCGTAATCGTGATTCCCAAAGCGGGATTGGCCATAGCCCAGGCTTTTCGGTCCGTAACCTTCGCATGCTGCGGCGCGCTGTATTCGTACCATCCGAGCGACTTAGCCGGATAAGAAAGCGCGCGCTCGCGTAAATCGTTGAGAACCGTCGAAAAAGCATCACCAGCGTTGGACGTAAAAAGACTTTGAGAATTAGGGCGAGCGCGGGTTGTAGGCTTAGCGGCTTTCATAGCTTCCTCGGAAATTTCCCGCAATTCGTCAATAAAAAGCAAGTCCGCCGTTAATCCACGTGCGCCGTCGCGAGTAGCTGCGACTACCTGATATTTACCGCCGCTCTTTAATTCTATGGATTCCTGCCCGTTAGCGAAACGTCCTACGACGCCTCTATTTAATTTAACTTGTGATCGTAGGAATTCGTTAGCTTCGATAATCGATACGACCTGCCTAAAAGTAGTTAGAGCCATAGACCTATTAGAGGACATAGCTACGACGCTTTTTTCTCCTAGTTCAAATAAGCCAAAAAGGATGCGAAAAGACGCTAGCCAGGATTTCCCGTTTTGTCGAGCTACTAAGACGGCCACAGTTTTTCTAATAAAATTTCCCGATTCGTCTACGGTCAAAAAATCTTCTGCCACGTACCGCTGCCAGGGCATAAGTTCATAACCGCATTTTTTACAAAATTCCGAGAAGGCTTCGCCGTAGGAATTTCCCTTTAACGCCGGAGTCATTATTCGAGGCTTCGTAGCTCCCATTAAAGGCTTATTCTTTTTAGCCCCCGCTTGAATCGGTATCACTTCGTTATCCATATTATTCACTCCGATTTAATTCTGTCCCTGAAACGGACCAGCCGGGACCGTTGTGAGCGTCATTGGGGAGGGATAGGAACG